CAAAGTCGGACCCTTGGTCGATGATTAGGTTGTAGCGGGCTGCGCTCATATGATTTCCTCCATTACAGAATTATATCTAAGTTGACATTCTATGTCAAGAATTATTTTTAAGGTGGTATGGCTAGAGCGGGTCTAGCCATGCGTACTGCACATCTTTTCCCTCTTTAGGGGTTGCTACAAAAAAGTAAAGCACAGTCTCGTCTCCTGCCTTACTCTGCCTCAGGCTCTCTATAGCAACATTGGAGGCCGGGGAGCCTCCTGTTGTAATTGTTTGATGTATTACATCCACACCATCTGTCGTTGTGTAACCTATCTTAATAATCATTATACTATACTCTCCAAACTGAATGATCCGATGCCTACATCAATTTCATAGTTAGTAGGGATCACAATTTCATTTTTTATGCGAACTCTAAAATCGGTCGCGGTTGTTGTTCTCGGTAAAGTCATGTTTAGCGTGTGTTGAAAAGACTTAACAGTATCAGTTACATGGTCGGCACAATGAATGGTACTATAACTTGAGTTAAAGTATGTAGCAGTCACCCACGCTCCTGCACTCTGAAAAAATCCTTCACTATAGTATAGATCCTCTCCTGCAGAATACGTTATAGAAGCGTCTGTATGCACAATATAAGTTCTATTAGTTGCTGAGTCATACCAGGCAGATATTAGCTCTCCTTGAGTACCAGACCCAGTAGTATTTTTGCCCAAGGCCCCACTAGTTCCCAGCTTGTTTAAAACATTGCCTGAAATATATACTTCTTCTAGTGACAACCCTCTGCCGAGACCGTCTGCAACTACTTCTCCTATCAAAACGCCTGTTGCAGCTTTGGACTTTCTCTCAAGCGTTACACTGAATTTCATAGTTTGAGTGCTTCCAGTCTGGTTAGAGGCCGTACCGGTTATAACCCCACTTATTTTTGGGGCTTTTGCCACTGAAGCAGGAGCGGGCAGGCTAAACTCGTGAATAGTCTTACTTGTGTTTAAGGTACTAGGGACGCTGTGGTCTCCTGAAGAGTATCCTACAAATGTTGTCATGTACTCTTCACTAAAATCACCTGACAGCTTATCTACAGTAAGAGAGCCTGCTGTCAACTCACCTGCGAAAGTACCTGTAGCACCAGTAATATTACCTTTGAAAGAAGCATCTCCGTCTGCTTTCAGTAAGAATTTATTTGCTCGGATCGCTCCAGTAGAAGAGATCGTGATATCACCCGCAGAGTCTGCGAAGGCATCTGTAGTCTTCTTTGTTCCTGCGAAAATTGCATCGGAATCAATAGTCCAACCACCAACACTACCTTGAGACTTAACGGAAGTATCTTCTACAATATATAACAAGTCAATGTGCATCTCTGCAGTGCCCATTCCTGCCCAGTTAAGTGCCAAAGCCGAAGCCCATTTAGCTGTAGATGTAGGAATGTAATCAAATATCTGATCTGTATAGCTTGTTCCAATTGCATCATTATTCCACAAATTTATCTCGCGCGTGTCCTCGTTCACGGCAGCCTCACTTGCCGCGCTATTATGCGAAATATGTGTCTTACCTATAGGCAGCTCGGTATCTAGCTCCTCTATACGCAGGTAAGCTCCGGCCGAAGAAGCTGCTGTAGCCTTCCAGCGTACTAAAACTTTATATCTAGCATCAGGGTTTATTCTAAATGCTGGCCAAACTGCTCCAGTAGTAGTATCACTACCTGTAGCTGTGTGCAGTTTTAAAACTGTCTTAGCCGCGTCTTGATAAGAGATATTACCAATACTAGCACTGCCGAAAGCCGATAGAACTCCTTGAGGTCTTCCATCTGGTGCAACTAGAGTCATATTTGGATTCTGATTTACCGATCCTGCTCCAATAATGTCGCTACCTGTAACTACGTCTCCTGCAGTGCCTCCGCCAATTGTTACGGTGTCAGCGATAACACTGGCACCTGTGATAGTTCCTGTAACAGTTGCGGATGTAGCATTCAAGTTACCTGCCATATCCACACGGAAAGGCGCACTCGAAAAAGTAGTGTGTCCCAAGGATATACCATCTGAGGTTACTTTGAATACGTTTCCGTTTGTATCACCTTGCTGAAAATCTTGATCGATGATCGGAGCCACAGTCCCGCCAGGGTTGTTATATTCAGCAAAAAGTTCGTCTTCAGTTAGATATCTATTAAATGCTTTTACTTCTGTAAACTTACCAGTAAACTTATTATTGTTAGCCTGGTTTTTACCAAGAATCAGCGTATTTCCATCAACGGCTGTAGGATCATATCCTGTATCTGTATGTATTAGTTTACCATCTAAGAAAAATTGGAGAATTGTGCCGTCGTAAGCTATTCCTATATGTTGCCAAGTATTAAACTCTACGACATCGGTTTTTATAGTTACACTGCTGCCTGCTCTCCATATTCTAAGATTTTGTAATCCATCATCATCATAATTGGCTGCAGACTGATCCACTCCAATACCCCAAAGCTCGCTCTGGTCTCTTGTAAGCATTCTGGCATGAGCATTGTTATTATTGCCTTCCGATTTAAACCAGAAACTATATGCAAAACCGTTAGCGCTTTCTTCCAGTGCTTCAACAGCCTCATGCTCTAGTAGAACCTGTCCATCATCATTTTGAATGCTCTTACCTACAGGAGAGTCTGCGGAAACAGTAGGGGCAGGTTCTGCAGCCACTGCAGAAGCACCTTGAACAGCCTCTACCATCTTACCTCCGATGACACTATTAAGAGGCCAATAGTATGTAAGACCTGCAGTTCTCTTGCCCTGATCAATATGAATACTTGTGTCAGAGGAGGTCAGAGGGCGCATCTCGATAGTGCCTTGATCATTATAAAGAGCGGCAATAAAGGAGTCATTAGCTTTATCAATGCGTATATTTGGAATCTTAAAGTTAAGAGCAGATATGTCTGCCGTTATACGTCTATCTAAGGTAAGCAGAGTATCAGAAGAAATAGACTGAACTATACCGATAACTTCACCAGATGCTTTATGAATTACGTCTCCTTTTACAAGTTCTGTAGTGAAGGAGGTTCCTGATCCAGTCAATCTAGCTTGAGCACTATTTGTAGTTCCGGAAATAGTACCTGTTAAATTGCTTCCAGTTCTAGTTGTACCGCTACCATTTCCGGTATTGTACCAATATGTAACGCCTTCTTGTCTGTATATTTTGCACAGCTTTAGCGGATCTGTAGTATCACTAACATCAAATAGCATATAGAAAATATCATACTCAAATCCAGTGCCATCATTTCCGGCGTAGGTAATACTTGGCATGCCTGAAACGTCTTGAACTCCGCGAGCATCTGTCGCAGTACGTACCGTCGCAGTGTATTTTTTTGAATTGCCCGTTGCTTGGAAAGTGTAGCTACTAGGTACTCTGAAATCTTTATTTCGAGAGATGAAAGTTCGACCTGATAGGAAGCCTCCATATCTAATACCTGGAGGGAAGTAGCCATCATTAAATCCATCTGTAATATCGTTTCCAGCCACAATGGTTATTGACTCTACGACAGCTTCTGAAAGATTGCCTAAAGTATTCACTGTTCTTACGGCGAAAGTATGCTTACCTGAAGGAACATCTGAAAAAGTAACAAGCCTCTTCGCCCGCGATGCGCGGAAACTCGAAGGTCTACCCGGAATATTGTGCTCAATCACAAAGCCTGATAAATGGCGATAGTCTTCTTCTGCATTATTAGAATCTTCCGGAGCGGACCAAGTCACCATTACAGTTGTACTATTCTCTCCAGGTCCTGGAAAACTACTTACGTTTACGCCAACAGGGGTCGGAACTATGTCCGTTGCTGTAGTGTCTGTGAAAACCGGATCTGCAAAATAAGTAGTAAAATCTTCCTCAACCGCAGAATACTTATCATCGTAGTAACGAACACCCGTTATTTCATAGCTGTCTGCACTTTTTTCAGCAATAGACAAAATTCTGTAGGGCACTTTTGAAGAGGTAGTTACATTGCCGCTATCGTCTACTTCTTGAATTACCCAAATATGGGAGCGTTGAGGCACGCTTTCAAAAGCTGAACTTGTTGTTAAATGCGTAAGATTAGCACCATTATTAGAGATTGTTTGCTCTTCTACTCGCAAGTGTTCCGACCAATTTAGGTGTAGCGCGTCTGTACCTGATGCAGTAGTTTTAGCGTTTATAGAATCTACTTGGCTATTTACTTTTTGCAAAGTATATGTACCGTCTCCATTTGAGTCGATAAATGCTTTGTCAATTAAGTCACCGCGTACATAATTTACACTGTCAATAGTTGCAGTATCCTGTGTAAGAAATGCTGCAGGCTCAACAAATACAACACCTAACTTATATGTAGAAGTGGCATTCAGAGTCACAGGTGAGTCCAAGTTTACCGTATTATTTGTATATGAGAGCTGTTGGTCATTGTATACACGCAAAGAAGACTGCAAGACTCCAGACCAAGGCTGTACAGAAGCATACGCGCCTGCAATAGCAGAACCTTGTAGACCGTAGCCTCCTAAGTTAGCGCCTCCCCAGGCATTTGCTTCTACTCCTGACGCGTCTGTAGTTGTTGCATCTATTATGAGGCGCCCATCAATCCATAGACGTCCTCTACCCGGAGCCGCAGGGTAGGCCTCCCAAGTAACCGTATGAGATCCTCCGTCAAACTCAGGAATAGTGCTGATCGCTACCTTTTCACAAATTGCTAAACCAGAGGTGGCTTGTGTGGTCGAACTGCCCTCACTAAATCTATATACTAGCTGAGGCGCTCCACTATTCTCCAGCACGCCTACAAACATTCCTCGACCAGTGCCGCCTTTCTCAAATAAGCACTCATTCTGACTGAATGTGGCAGGCAGTACAACATCACAGGCCATAACAACAGGATCTTGATAGTCGGAGTTAGCCAGCCCTGTGGCAGACTCCGCGATAGTGCCTGCAGGGAAGGTCTGAGATAGAGTAAGCCCCTTTTCCATGTTACTAGACACTCTGCCACTAAAGCGCACGCCTGCTTTATCTGCATCTTGAACATTCACTACGTCACCTGGGCGCAAGAAAGAGCCGTTTAACCCAGTTGCAAAACTAACAATCTCTGTTTGGTTTGCTGCAGTCCATAGCTTCCAACGACCATATCGACGAGCCTGACCTTCAGAAGTACAACCAAATGCCATAGAGTCTTGACTAATAATTTTTCCTGTTTTGGCAATATCTGCTCTATCTTCTACAAGTATAACTTCTTGCTCATAGTTTTTTTCTGGGTTATTCCAAGTAACGTGTACTTGATTGATACGAGTCTTACTGCCTGTGCCCTCATATTTAAATCCTCCGTTGATAGTATTTGCTTTTGAGAAGCTATACACGGGGCCAGAAGGTGCGTCGTACTGAGGAGCTATTTGTCCGTCAATAAAATACAGCATTCCACGAAAAACTGTAAGCATATCTTTCAATACTTTAAATGCGTCTACTTGCTTTGTTAAGAATAGATTACAAGTGAAGCGAGGCTCTAAAATTCCGGAGCCGGTTCCGTCGTCTACTAATTCATCGCAATATCTACCTATACGATAGAGTTGGTAGATATCAATGTCAGATTTTTCTAAGAAGTTTCCTAGACCATATCGGTTATTTACAAGTATATCGTAAAATACCCAGGCAGGGTTATTAGTATACACTAAATGTTTTCTGAAGCTTCCGTCCCAATCTTGATACGTGTTTTCTTGCACTGCTGTACTAACATTTCGATTATACAGAGCCTGATTGCTGCTTGTCTCTTCTCTTGTAATATAGTTAGAAGGTACTCGTATTAGTGAGCCTCTTACATGGTACGATCTCTTGGGGACACTTTGAAAACTTGCCGTATTATAGGCAACCTTGGCAAGGGATGTATAAGGGTAATATACTGGCTCTTTAATTACAGAGGTAACATTAGAAAGAGTTACCGAACTAATATTCTGCCAGCCCTCTCTTCGAGTAGCACCTACGCTGTACCCATCACCTTGATGATCTGTTTTTCTTGAGACCCTTACTCTAAAGTCGACAAAAGGTCTATATTGTGTCATTTCTATACTAGGCTGGAATACAACGGCATTCTTAGATCCTGAGATGTGCTCGTTTGGATCATCAACGACAATATAATCCTCAAAATCATCTGCAGAGTTCCTTTTAACGCCTAGTTCTATTTTATACTGTGCAACTGTATTTTGTGTAGTACCCTCGCCGTTGATTGCATACAGCCCTCCAGCATATTGAAAAGACAGTCGAATCTCATCAACTTCTTCGATTTGTGTTGCGCTTAGATTAAATCCTGTACTGCCTGACGCCACAAGTACTTTAGGAGCTTGACTGCCTCCAAATCCTGTAGTCCACTCAAGAGAGCCTCCTGCTGCAGGGCTGGAATTCGTGCTAGAAGATGATCCCTCTCCTCCTTTCAACGCGGAAAAAGGAGGCTGGAGTTTTGTTCCCGTTCTAAACTGAGTCTGCGAACCTGTATAGGTTACCAGCTTACTAGACTCAATGGCTGGACTGCTTGAGTCAGAACTAGCTATAAGGTTGAAACCATAGTCTCCAGTTGAATACGGGGCCGATGCACTGCCCCAGGCATACTTGAGTGTTAATATTGGCTTCCCTCCAGAAAACGATATAGGATTTGATGCAGCTAGTTCAACAATGTCGTCAAGTTGCAGCTCATAATCTCCTAGGGGTATACCCGAAGCACCTCCGGCATATCTTCCATATCCTCCAGGCAAAAAGATAGCGCCTTGCTGGTCTACTGAAGGACCATTCTGGGCGGTAGTCGTAGCACCGTCAATGTCAAGAGTGTGTACTATCCAACCTGGAATAGTAGCTCTTACATCCTGACCGGGCTCATTTGTCTTTGCTACAAGACGCGCAGGTTTATAATTCTGCCACATATTGCCGTTGATTGTAAAAGAGTCCTTAGGAATATCTGCAGAGGGCGATTTAATATATACACCATGCCTCATACTACTTAGGTGGTAGGGATCAAGTACATCGGCCATAAAATCAGAGTGTGTCTTTACAGTTACAGTAGGAACTACAGCGACGCTTTTTACAATAAGCCATCTATCTGGAAGTGCGTCGGTATCTCTTGCCTTCCACTGCGATTCAGTTAGATTCTCAACAGTACCAGTAGTTGACCCACTTGTAAGGGTTACATATGGAGTACCTTGCTCATCTGTTGCGTAGTTTTCACTACCAAGAGCTAAAGGAACTGCACGATCGTCGTTTAGAAACACACTTGACTGCCCTTGAACAAGTCCTGCGATTGGGCCCTCACAAATAATGTCTGTTATAGTAACGGTCTGCTTTGTATTCCCTCGAAAGATCCCTAGGTTTTCGCCTCGAAAGTCTTCTTTCTGCTGGTCCTTGATGATATCTACTTCGTCTTGCACTGACATTATGCTTGCTCCTCGCTCATTGTTGGGTTTTCTATTGTAAAGTTATTGTTAGAGTCTATAGATACATTATTGTGTCTATGTTCTCCTGCTAGAATATCTACGCCTATAGGTCTTCCAGGGACACGGAGTTCGCCGTACAAAATTGGAACAGGGTCCCCCCTTACTGTTGACTGGTTGGATCCAGTAAAAAGATAGTTTGTTGGGTTTTCTTTGTCTACCGCAGGGTCTGGTGCCGTTAGCTGCTGGACTCCTGCGAGGGCTAGGTTCACGGAGAGGCTAAGTCCTGCTAGTTGAAGAGTGCTAAAGGTTGCGGAGCCAGACATTCCGAGGGAGACCTTGGCTGCAAAAGAGGTATTCATCCCCATATTTGCTCCTACCACGCCACCTGCACTTGCAAGAATCAGCGTGGTAAGGGCTATTGCAGCTATGATTTTACCTAGGCCTGACTTTGAGCCTGCAGGGACTGCTGTAATTGTTACGTCTCCCTCTTTCAAAGGGATAAGTAGATCTTCTTCTTTTTCTATATTCTCTCCTGCTACATCAACGACAAATCCTGTACCGCTGTCCATACATTGTAGTAGGTACGGACGGAAGCCAGGACGATTTGCATCAATACACTTCAAAATATCTTGGTGTGTATCCGCAGAGATGGTCATGGTTTGACCAAATTTCTCGCCCAGTTCTCCTTCTAATATTACTTTACGCCTCATAGCGATATGCTCCAATTATATGCTTCTTCCAAAAAGGGTAAAGATTCTCCCTACAAGATAGCCTGTTCTGTGCGTGATGATAAAATATATCATCTCCTAAATAAACCCCGCAATGATTTCCTATATGGGATTGTATTGCGAAGATTAGTAAATCATTTTTCTGTAAGTTTCCTTCTACTTTGTGAAAACCCCATGTCTTAATATACTCTTCGTTAAAATAATCAAGACCTTTTTCCCACCAATTATCCTCAAAAGGTATTCTATTAGGTAGCTCTATGTTTTGAGTTTTATAATAATCTATTCCTGCCTCTAAGCAGTCTGCCCCACCAAACTCATAGTCTCTTCCATATAAGTCTTTTTCTGTTTTGTTCGGCTTTAATATCTGCATTTCCATCTCTGGATAGCTAAAAATATAATAAGGTTTGCCAATTGCGTTACAGGCTTTTATATCTGCTTGACTAGGTTCGCAGGAAGCGTCTGGATGATTATGTACAATTCCTACAATATCGTATCTCCTAGATATATCTAAGTACTGTCTTGAATCAATTATAAAATCGTCTTCATTAGTTGCAACATTGTCACAAGGGATCCATTTCATTTCGCCCTTTGAAACAGCTAATACTCCGCAACCTTCTCTTGGATAATATTTCTCAAATTGTTCTTGTATTTCTTCTAAAAATTCTATCATTAAAGCTTTAATGTTCCAGGGAACCCTCCGAAAGGTAGTGGTAATGAGCGCCTTTTTTGAGAAGAAGGAGCAGCATTGGCACCTGTTTCGCTTCTTGGCTTAAATTGAAATCTACATTTACAACCTCGAAGAGTTTTACTGCATAAATCTGCTCGAACCCAGTAAGGAGAATCATCTTTTGGCAAAATTGTTCCTACAGTGCTTGTAGAAGAGTTGTGGGGAAGCAAACACTTCCAAACGTTATTAGAGTATAGTACATGATCCCCTACTGCATAATCTGCATCTGTAGAGTCGTGTGTAGTCATTGGAAGTGCTTCAACCCAAAAAGACCTATTTGCCCCTGTGGGCCTATTTGCAGCTGCGGAAGTATGGACTACTTGAGATTGCCAGTACTTGCCTCCATCAGATACATACGTTATTTCAGTATAAGATTGACCAGTTGCCCAAGCAGAAACACTCGTCGCAAAACTATTAAATATAAAAGGCTTATCGTCCACATTGAAAAAAACGTTGTGGTCGAGCGAGGCACTACCATCTTCTTTTATTATACTTACGGTGCTGTCGCTTGGCCAAGTACATCCACCTCTTCCAACGTCAGCACCTTGATATTCCCAACTACAGTATTTACCTGTAACAACCCTGCGAGGAATCTTTATGTTTTCAAGGTCATAAGGAACGGTCACTTCAAAAGTAACGGTTGCAGAATCTTCACTAGCGACTCTATCAATTATGTACTTAATTATAGGAAACTCTGTAGGTGCGGCATCGGCTGCTCCTGCCTCTCTCTCTCCATGAAGATGCTTTTTTAAAGTTCTTCTACGAACAAGATCTTTGCCTACTAGATCGTCGTTTTTATAGTCTCCAGAAAGGCTGGAAAATTTATCAAGTATATTTGCGATTGTTAGGGTTGGTCGTGAGGCCGCACCCTCCGCTTTTAACTCCAGTCCTTCCATAAGAATTGGCATAGCGTTATATGTTCTAAGCGCATAGGGAGGCTCTCTATCTCTGAATTGTATAGTTGTTAGATCTTCCTCCACGCCCGGGTGGAAGTATAGTATATTACTAGAATCAATAGTTAACTCAAAGAGTTCTATATATCTACTATCAACCTCTAACTGTTGTAGATCTGTTGCAATTATATCTGTCATGGTTCATAAACTCGTTTTAGTGTTGCTGTTAAAGAATAGAAATCGTCGTAAGTATATGTTGTACTATAGTTTTCACATATAACTTTTATATCTTTTTCTCCAGTACGTGTAGTATTATTAGTATCTGGGAGTGTGAAAGTAAATGCAGTAGCGCCTAGCTTGCCGTCTAAGAAGAGTACGACATCGTCGACGAAAGCCTTTTCTCTATTCTTGAAAGAAATGTTGTACTCCTCTTTTATTGAATTGATGCCGTCTGTAATTCGTTGCTCATACCCATCACCGAACTTTGCTCGGATAACAGAGGGGTTTGATTTTCTGCTCATTGTTTTGTCGGGGACGGCATAAGTGGCCCCCGTATATATAAATCCTACTGACATTATGCTACTCCATAAGGGTTAAGTATTCCGCCCGATCTTTTTTGATTCTGTAGTTCCTTTTGAACTGCGCTTGCTACTGCGGTACCGAGAGCTTCCATATCCATACCTTTCCCACCCTCTGTGCTAGTTTGTCCATCATTTGAAACATTTACAGTAATTTGATTAACTTGACTTGAGCCAGAACCCTGCATCTCTACAGGTATTGACTTTCCATTTGGAAGAGGTACGACAGCTTCTGTTCCGTGTAGCATAGCTAGATGCCCTTGAGTAGACCCCGAAGCGACCCCGCCGTTTGCATACATAGGAACTTTTTTGCCGTTGTCTGCAATTCCTCCTCCACTAAACTGGAAGTCTGGACCAAACATACCTTTAATCAATCTTATAGTTAGCATTTCTGCTAGTATATTAGCAATATTACCGAGCATACTTTTTGCCATGTCTCCGAAAGCGGCCGAAGCACTCTTAGTACCGTCAATAATAGACGCAAAAGCGCCCTGCATATTAGTGGCAAAACTATTTGCAATGCCGTCTGAAAGAACTTTAATATCTGATAAGTTAGTTTTTGCCTCTTTTAACTTATCTACATTATCGCCTATATCTGCTAATTTTCCTGCTGTCCCTTGCTCGTTTGCTCGTTCCGCTCTGCCTCTCAGCCCGGTGCTTTCTGCTCCGCCCACACCCTCTGTTCCAATTTGTGCTCTTTGTGTTCCGATTTTACCTGCAAGTAGGCCTGCTTGAGTACGTTGTTCTGCTGTCAGGCTTTGGTCGAGCGCTATTCTTTTAAGCTCTAACTGAGTTTGTAATAGTTTTGCGTCTAAAAGATCATACTCCATGTTGATCATTTGAGTCTTTAGTGCGCCTTCCTTTCTTACTTGATCTTCTTGAGCGTATCTCAAGCTTTCAGCCAGCTTTAAATCAGCTGCCGCATCGAACTTTTCTTGGAACATACCGCTGAAAGATGAGCTATTTGCGAAATCTCTTTTCGCATTATTAACTGTTCTTTGTTCACTCTTCTCGCGCTGCTTTAATAAGTCCCCTTGTACCTTTAGTTTTTTACCTAAAAAGTCTAAGGACTGCTTTTCAAAGTTTAAAAGTTTAGTATCTGTTTTTAGATTATACAGGTCTAGTTCTATGCCATAAAGAGCTGTTTTATCTTGCAGTTCTTGGTCTGATAAGTTTGCTTTTGCTTGAAGTGTTAGCAACTGCCCTTTCTCTAAGTCAAGCTGTCTTTGCTGTGCGGCAGTTATACCGCCTTTTGTATTCTTTATTGTCTCTTCCAGTAGTGCTATAGAGGCCTGTTTGTTTGTTATATCAATAAGATGCGTACCGTGGTCCAGAGCTGC